GCTGGTAATCTGCGCCCCACTAATGAATTGTTAAATGAGGTTTCTGACCGGCTGCAAACAATCGAAGCACCGGCTGATCGCGTGCGGATTGCATTTGACCTATTTGGCCGTTCTGGTGTCAACCTTGTGAACACGTTGCAGAATGGTTCGGAAGAACTTAAAAATCTGCGTGAAGAATTTAATGCCTTTACGCTTGAACTTACACAAGATCAAGCAAACGCTGTTGAAGAAGCAAATGATCGTTTTGATCGTTTAGGGCAAACGCTATCATCTATTGGCAATAGATTGACATCATTTTTCTTGCCTAAACTAGCCGCTGTCGCTGATTTTTTGACGACCGGCTTTTTAAAGGTTCTTGTTTTTGTAACATCTGGCTTGCGTGATTTTTTAAATATGATCGTAGAGATCGGCAAAGAAGTCGGTGTGGAAATGGAAAAATTCACATTTGGCGAACAGTTAGAAAAAGATTTAAAAATTGTCATCTTCAATTCCGAAAATGCTGGCAAAGCAGTAATGGACGCGAATGGTCAAATTCGCCATTTGATCGGTAATGCTAGAGAAACAAAAAAGCCGTTAGATGTTATGGCTCAGGGTTTTGAACGTGTGAAAGAGGCCGTCGGTATGACTACCGGCAAAATCAGAGAAAGCACATCATCTTTGACTGAATACACAAAGGCAGCGCAAGACGTAACAAAAAATCTGCAAGACGCGGCAACACGCGGAGTTAAATCGCTTGAGGATTCACTTGTTGGCGTTATTGAAGGCACTATGAGCGCAAAAGATGCGTTTAAGTCAATGGCAAGGTCAATAATTAGCGACCTTATCCGCATTCAAATTCAGCAAAATATCACATCTAAAGTTAGCAGTTTTCTTTCCGGCCTTAATCTCTTTGGTGCTGGCGCAACGTCTGCCGGTGTACCGCCTTGGGTTTCTGGCTTACCAGCAAGGGCTAACGGCGGTCGTGTAACCGCTGGGCAGCCGCATTTGGTCGGTGAAAAAGGCGCGGAGTTGTTCGTTCCGTCGGGTCACGGCAAGATCGTGCCTAATGGTGGCGGTGCGGGCGGCAGTGTAGTTGTCAACCAGACAATCAACCTATCGGCTGGCGTGTCGCAAACAGTACGCGCTGAAGTGATGCAGATGATGCCGCAGATACAAGAGGCATCGAAAGCGGCTGTGCTTGACGCAAGGCGGCGCGGCGGTTCATTCAGTGCGGCATTCGGGTGATCTAAATGGCAATTTCATATCCACTAACATTTCCGACACAGACCGGCATCGCCAGCGTTAATTTGCACGCTATTAACAGCGTTGCAATTAGTCAAAGCCCATTCACTTACAAGCAGCAAGTAGTGGCGCACACAGGCCAACGCTGGGAAGCTGAGATAACTTTGCCGCCGATGCAGCGCGCCGATGCTGAGGTTTGGGTTGCGTTTTTGTTGTCTCTTAAAGGTATGCGCGGCACGTTCTTGATGGGCGACCCTAACTGCGCTACAGCACGCGGCAGCGCATCAACTGCGGCTGGTACGCCGGTTGTTAATGGCGCAGACCAGACCGGCGATAGCTTGACTGTGGACGGCTTGCCGGTTAGCGCAACTGGTTATCTTCTTGCTGGCGATTACATTCAGCTAGGCGGCGGCTCTAGCGCGACGCTGCACAAGGTTTTGACTAATGTAGACAGCAATGCGTCAGGACAGGCAACGCTTGATCTGTGGCCGCACATCCGCACAGCACCGGCAGATGACAGCGCGATCGTTGTTGCTAACGCGGTTGGTAATTTCCGACTGTCTAGCAATCAATCAGATTGGTCGATTAACAACGCCAGCTTTTATGGCATCACGTTTCCTGCAATTGAGGCTATTGTATGACGCGCGAACTGACCCAAAGCATCATCAACAATCTTGAAGCGGCAGAGGTTCAGCCGCTTTTTGCTGTTGAGTTGTATTTTGACACGCAAACGCTGTATATGTGGACGGGCATCGGTGATCTGGTGTTTAACAACATAACCTATGTCGGCACAGGTCAGTTTCTTGAGATCAGCGAATTGCGCGAAACCGCAGAAATATCTGCTAAAGGCGCGACTGTTAGCCTGTCTGGCATCCCGTCAAATCTGATTTCGCTGGCTATCAGTGAACCATATCAAGGCCGCAAGTGCAAAATCCTGTTTGGCTTGATTGATGCTAATCGGCAATTCCTAAAGCTAGAAGATGGCAGTTTCTTGCTGGCTGAAGATGGCAGCCGCATTGACGTATCGCAGGGCGCGGTGTCGCCAGTGGTTGAGGTGTTCAACGGTTACATCGACCAGATGGTTATCAACGAAGGCGCAGATACTAGCAATATCACAATTTCAGTCGAAAGCCGTTTGATTGATTTAGAACGTGCGCGAATTTTCCGATTTAATGATCAAAACCAAAAGGCCAGATATCCGACTGATCGCGGCTTTGAATTTGTAGAAGATTTACAAGATAAGCAATTTAATTGGGGGCGTGGGTGAGGCTGCACGATTGGCCGGAACGATTTGAAGATTTTATTGATGAGTGGCGGCATAAAAAGTTTGAGTGGGGCAAGTCTGACTGCATCCGGTTTGTTGATGAAGCCTATCACGCGCAGATGGGCAAGCACGTTTTTGATGATTGGTTTGGAACCTATACGACTGAATGGGGCGCGTTTCTAAATTACAACCGGCAGTTAAAGCGATCCGGTCATATAAATATTATAACGGCGATCAATAGCCGTTTAAGAGCCGTAGACGGGCTGTATCCGTCAAGGGGTGCGATTATAGGTCGGGGCGACTATGGGGCGTTGATTGTCACTGAAATCGCGCTTGGTGTTGCGCTAGGTGATAAAGTTGCATTTTTAGGTTATGATGGTCTGGAATTTTCACCGGCAAGACCAACCGACATTTTTTGGTGTGTAGAATGAACAAATTGACGCTGCTAAAAACCACCACATCACTAACATCGGCAGCGTTAATTGCGCTTATTCCCGAAGCGGCATTTGCTATGCCGCCGGCGATTGCCGCGGCTGCGGCTAGTGCCGCTGTCACAACGGCTGTTGGCTGGGCAATGGGAACCTTAACCGCCACGGTTTTAACTTCATTTATGACATCTTTCGCGCTGAATGTTGCGCTTGGTCTTGTCAGTCAATCACTATCGCCAAAGCCAAATAGGGGCGGTCAACCAGCCGGAACTTCTGCCATTTTGGTTAGTGGCCTTTCGCCGGTTGCAGATCATCAAATCATTTATGGCCGCACAAAGGTCGGTGGCGCGGTTGTTTATAAAGAAGCAACAGACAACAACAAGTTTTTGCATATTGTTGTGGCAATGGCCGGTCACGAAGTCGAAGAAATCGAAACAGTATATTTTAACGATGAAGCGTTGACGCTTGATGGCGATGGGTTCGTTACTGCACCAGATAAGTATGTTGGCAAAGACGATGATGATAATGACGTTTATTTTGTGCGGATCAAGACACACACCGGATCGCCAACGCAAGCCGCTGATGCCGACCTAGTTTCCGAAAGTGCTGGCAAGTGGACAAATGACCACCGGCTGCAAGGCGTTGCCTATATTTACGCGCGGCTAGAGTTTGAGGCTGACGCATTCCCGAATGGCGAACCAAACATTACCGCAATCATCAAGGGCAAAAAGGTCTATGACCCGCGCACATCGACAACTGCTTGGTCAGATAATGCTGCGTTATGTTTCCGCGATTATCTGGCCAGCGATTTTGGATTGTCTAGCCCAGCTAATGAAATAGATGACGCCAAGATAATCACAGCCGCAAACATTTGCGATGAAAACGTGACCTTGGCTGTTGGCGGCACAGAAAAGCGTTTCACAACTAACGGCGCAATCACGACCGGCAACAAACCAGCCGACACTATTGACAGCTTGTTGCGTCCAATGGGCGGGATGCTTTGGTATAGCCAAGGGCGTTGGCGCGTTAAGGCTGCGGCATATATCACGCCGACAGTGACGTTTGATGAAGATGATCTTCGCAGCACGTTGACAATAAACACGCGGCATTCACGGCGCGACAATTTCAACATTGTGCGCGGCACGTTTAGAGGCGCAGAAAGCAACTGGCAATTTAGCGATTTCCCAGAAATCAAAAGCAATACGTTCATTCAAGTCGATAACGGGCAAGAAAGTGCGATGGATTTGGAATTGGGTCTTGTATCATCCGCCGCTACAGCGCAGCGCATTGCAAAGATTGCACTATACCAGAACCGCGAACAGCTAACTTTAACTGCATCATTTGGCTTGCGTGCTTTTCAAGTGCAAGTTGGTGACGTTATCAAGTTTACTAACAGCCGCGCAGGGTTTGTTGATAAGCCGTTTGAAGTGCTGTCGTGGGCATTTGGATCGGATGGCAATGGTGCGCTTGAAGTAAAGATGACATTGCGCGAAACATCGGCGGCAGTCTATAGCTGGGCGACTGAAGAAAGCGCATTTGAAATAAATAACACAACGCTGGCTGATCCATTTGACGTTCCGGCAATTGGTTTGACAATTACCAGCGAAGCGCGGGTGATTAATGAGCATTTGACCAACGTGTTGATTGCCGAAGTCACATCCGCATCGCCAGAGCGCATTGACAATGTTGAGGTGCAATTCCGCAAAACCGGCGCAACGACTTATTCAACCGGTTACACTGGTGACCTTGGCCGCGTGGAAATTCTTGATGTTGAAGATAGCGATTACGATATTCGCGCAAGGGCAATCAATACGTTTGGCATTAAGGGCGATTTCACAACGCGGCAGGGCGTTACTGTGCAGGGGCTTGCTGACCCACCGGCTGACATTACTGGCTTTTTAGGCAGTGTCACGGCTGGCGGGTTGCATCTTGAGTGGGATTCAGTGCCAGACCTTGATTTGTCATTTTATCGGATCCGATATAGCAGCCAAACGACTGGTGCAACCTATGCAAACAGCACTACGGCCATTGATAAAGTTGCAAGACCGGCTAACAGCGTCACAGTGCCGCCACGCGCTGGCACATATATGATTAAAGCTTATGACAAATCTGGCAATGCTAGCGTTAATTACACTAGCATCGTCATCAGCCAGAACGATTTGCGCGTTTTTGCTAACACATTGACGCAGACCGAAGACCCGTCATTCAGCGGCACAAAAACCGGCTGTTCAATTATTTCTGGCGATTTGCGGATAACTAACCCAGCCACAGCACCCACAACCGCCACATATGATTTTAGCAATTATATCGACACGGGTTCGGTCAATCTATGCGAAGTCACTATGCCGATGGACGTTGTGCGGA